TGCCTGTGGCTGTGTAAGTTCCAATACCTACCTCAAAGTTCACGCCATCGGTGCAAGCATAATAAGTATTGTTGCCGTCACCAATCTCAGAAAACGCATCAAACCCACTCAAGGCACCGGCAAGAGTTAACGTGCCAGTGCCTGTTGTGGTTGTTGTTTCCTTAACGCGATCCTTGATTACAAAGGCCATTACTTCAACTCTACAGTAAGGTTCGCTGAGTTGATTCTAAAGATGTCACCAGACGCTATTGTTTTTGCAACGTCTAGGGCGCCGATAAACAAGGTGTTGGACCCATCGAATTTTAACTTAGTATTATCAGACAGTGACAACGCTGTATCGACAGTAATGCTCGTTGGCGAACCAACTGCTGTTACGGTAACAATGCCTGTTATTCCACTTCCAGTAACAATATCGCCAACTGCGATAGTCCCAACGACATTGTCAACTGTGATTGATTTCGAGCTTGATGTCGCTCCATCAACCAAACATGTGGAGAAGTTTTTATCCGCTATAAACGCATGTGTTACAGTGTAGTTTGCGCCACCGCTAGATGGAAGAAACTCGATATTGTTATCATTGATCACCTGCTGCTGATCGCTAATAACCTCACCAGCGTCAAATGTCACATCCACATTATCGGCAATGGTAACAGCTGTATCAAGAACAATGCTTGTCTGGCTGTTAACTGTAGCAATCTTTACCACGCCAGTAATGCCAGTTCCGCGAATCCGCTGGCCTACTGTGAGGGTTCCATACACATTATCAACCGTAACCGCTGTAGAAGCTGTCACAGCGCCATCAATGGTTGCCGTAGCATGGATTGCAGCTGTTGTGGACGAGGTGCCTCTGGTGCAGCCTGTAAGCGTGTTTGTGCCGTCAAAAGAAAGTGCCGTGTTGTCAGCCAAGGTGACAGATGTGTCCAAAATGATGTTATTTTGGTTCGTTACTGTGAGAACTTTAACTGTCCCACTGATTCCGGCTCCAGTAACAATCATTCCTACGGTGATTGTGCCAACATTAGCGTCAACAGTTACGTTTGGAGAAGCTGTAACCGCCCCGTCAACATCTGCTGTGGCGCTCCCATCCTTGCCTGTGTATGTGATGATTTCTTCATCAATGACAATTGTTCCGGTGGTTGGAAATGACTCGGCATCAGTAATTTGAATTTCCGTTGCTGCGGCAGATATCCCCCTAGCAAGAGAGGTAACAGACTGCTTCCATCCAGCCGCATTTACTTGCTGGCGAGAATAGTTTGTATCTTCATTAACAACATCTACTTCTGTGATGTTTCCTTTTTCAGCATTTCCTACTGCGGTAGCCAAACCTACATATATGCTGTTGCCCGGCGTGGCAAAGGAAAGAGAATCGTTCTTGAATAAATAGTCAAGAATGCGTCTTTCCAGATATGTGGTTGCCGCGTTTGATGTTGCCATCTTAATTACTCCTTATGTGCGTGGCCTAGTGGGAAGACCATTTCTGTACGCGTCATTGTTTTCTCTTGCTTCCGCCAGATCTTTCAACCGCGAAAGACTTTCTTGGAAACGGCCTTCATACATGGAAATAACATCCTGCTCGCCTTTCATATAAATATACGCTTCTATCAATGAACCGTAAAGAAGGGCATTTGGCGCATTCTTACTGAGCCATGTATATTCATTGTTTGCGCCAGCGGTTAGGCTTGCTGGACGGTAGTAGTAGTGAAGCTCAACGCCATATGCTTGATCCGGTGTTGGGCCAAGTATAAAGTTTGCCTGCACCTGCCCAGCGCCCGCTGTAGCTGTTGTGTCAAATATAGCATAATATTTTGGCACTGACGTAGTGGTCCTGTCTGGGTAGGACTCACGAATGAAGTTAACGTCCTTTTCTAAAAGAAACCCTTCACTACCAGATGTTGTAATGAACATTGAAAAAGGCGCCAGAAAGTCTGACGGTGTTGATAGGTACTCATCATTAGGGCTAAGCGAAGATGTTGCGTTCTTGCGGAAATTCTCCAAATCGACATTGACCAAAATTCGGTCTTCGGCATTTTTTATAAATATAGGAAGATTAGCGACAAAACCAGTTTCATCGTTTTCCGTAAAGTCCTGTATGGCCTGCTTTAGCTCTGCGTATGTATAAGCCATTATACCCTCATGCTGACGGCGTTACGGGGCCAGCACTAGACAATGCCCCACCGCCATTTTTGTTCCCGACAGACGCCGCTCCAGAAACCGTTACAGTGTATGTGTTCGCGTCAACCTTGGTTATTGAATATCCAACAGCATTTTCAATATCGGCCTTAGCTATACCGTCAAATGCTTCAGTTCCCCTAAACCTCACAATATCACCGGTCTCTCTGCCATGGTTTGTTTCTGTGACAGTAACAGAGCTTGATCCCGGCGCACCCGTTCTAAACGGATTGTTCCCAAGAAGAGAAATAGCTTGAGGCTCAACCCGATCAGGGCGCGCATTCATAATAGACTGAGGGTCGTTAATCTTTACCCTGCCAATAAAGTTCTGAGGGTGGTCTGGGTCAGCAACATCTTTGCCGACACGCAGACCAGTTTTAATGCCATTACGCACCTCCGAAACGAGTTCATTCAGCTTGTACCTGAACCCCGTTTTATCGCAGATGCCGTAAGCATATTTCCCTCTAGCAATTGACATTAGCCACTACGCCCATAGCGCCGACCTTTAGTTGCGGCTCCGCCACCACGGCACATTCCACCAGATTTGTACCCCTGTACTTTTTTCTTCATAGCGCCGCCGCCCATTCTGCGGTCAGCTCTGCTGCGAGCCTTTGCTCTCATTTCGTCAAGGCGCTTATTCTCTGCGGTTGTGGCTGATTTAATTGAACCAGTTCTAGAGGCTCTTTGTTTTTGAGTCTCCTCTGCGTCCGCTTTGATTTTGCCTAGCCTTGGAAGGGCCTTTGGGGCTTTTGCCTTGGCTTTTAGCTCATCCATTGCTGAGACACGACTGCGCTTAGTGACGGCTTGCTGACGCTCAGCGCTTTTGTTTTTAATGTCTAAGTCAGACATGTCTTTCTTTGACATCCCCTTATATGGGTTGCGTGTAGCGCCGATTGAGCTTCCTACCATTTTAGTTTGGGGCAGCTTGATGCTTTGGCCAACGCGAATTTGATTAGCGTTCTTGATGCTTGGGTTGGCTGATAGAAGATCCCGCAAAGAGATGTTATTCTTTTTGGCAATCTGAGACAGGGTGTCTCCTGATTTGATCTTCATGGACCCGCCAGCAGCCATTCCGGTTGAAGCGCCTTTAATAGATCCTCTTTTGCTTCTTTTCCCTTCTGCCGCCTCCGATTGCATTGGCCTAGATCCCATAAATTCCTTAGGCACATTAGTCCCAGCAAATGGTCGAGGAACTGGGTGCATGGGGCCGCCTTTAGCCTTACGCAAAGGCCCTGTGCGCTCCGTGTTCATTGGGTGCTTAGGATTGGCATGACGAGGCTTTGGCTTTGGCAAAGGCATTTTTTGCTTTGGCTTTCCCGTTTTCTCGTCCAGCTCTCTAATCTTGATAGGCATATTAACCTCCTAGGTAAAACGTGTCGTATGGCACGAACTTGATTGATGACGAATCAGTGTCTTCGGCTGCTGCCAATTCAAACTGAAACTCATACTCTTGTTTAAGCGGTGCCACACGCGCCGCCACTTCAGGCTTCTTCATTGCAATGTAGTAAGCCAAACCAGCCGCTAAGCACGGTACAAACCGTGGCGGCACATCCGCTGTGGCCCCTATCCCAGACGAGATTCCATTGATTCCACGAAGGCGGTAAAACGATAAAGTATACGAAGAAGAATCCGGCACAGGCCAGAGAGTAATGTTGACAGCAGTTGCTTGACGGTCAACATAGATTTGAGAAGGGCGCCCTTGAGTGTTTTTAACGCTTTGCTGAGCATAGCTTGAAACGCTGATACGCTCCAACGCAGTGTCGATTTGATTGACTCCAGAGCCTGTTCTAATTTGATGCTCAATGAGGTCAATAGTGTCCGCAGGCATTGAATAAGTTGCTGTGCCAGCTGTGAGAGCTTGCGTCCCAGAGTCGATAGTCCAGAGATTAAGGCCACGGTTCTGCCACTCCAATGTTAATAGATTTAAACTTCTCCGCGCAGTCTTTAGGTCGTAACCGGTTCTCATCTGAAGGCCAGCGCGCTCAAACGCCTCTTCAAATATCTCCGGTAAATCTGGTGTTACTACAGCCATTACTTGACCTTCCTGTGCGGCTTCACTTTAGCTCGTATTTTTTTAGGCTGGCTGACGAACTGCTTACCAGCTTTAGTTCCTTTTCTTTTAGCACGCGTGGTGGCCGCATACTCCTTTGATGAGAGGGCTTTAATAGCCGATGCCGGTAGATAACGTTCTCCGGTTGCTTTTGGCCCCTGTGTGGAGGGCTTGCCACTCTTCGTTCTCCATTTCTGTTTAGTCCAAGACTTCAAACTTTTTTGCGAACTTTTCAAAGGCATTATAACACTCTTTACCTACCTACCGCCATAACAGCGATAAAAAGACCTATAACAACGACAACCAAACCAAATATAGCAATTCCAATTTTTGCGTTTTCAATCATTTCTTGCTGGCGCAGCCTTTCGGCTTTTCTTCTTGCTGCCTCAGCTTCCTTAGCCTCTTGTATTCTTTTGGCTCTTTCGTCTACTATACCACGCCAAGTGCCGGGTCCAAAGCGCATGTCAACCATAGACGCTATCTCTTGCATTTGCTCCTGTGCAATCTTGGCGTTTATCATCTCAGTCGCTACCGACTTTACGCCAAACTGATCGCCCAGTGTCATCCCGGACTTTTTTCCTCTTTCTTGCTGTACCTGCTTTTCGCCCTCGAACAGCTTATCTATATAGCCCGCTATTTCTCCAATATCATTAGCGGTTCCTATTGCACTTTTTATTCCACTAACAGCACTTTTAAATAGCGCTATACCCGCTAATGTTTCTGCGATCATGTCGTTTCCTATTTCGGCACTGGTTTACAGATTGCCGTTATTTTGACTGATCTCCCTTCTATTTGAATTGATCTTTGTGTCGAAAGCCTTTCTGCAAAGTATAAACACCTATCTATATCTGCAAATTTTTGAGTTTGATCTATGATGCCCTTCCCCATATAAACAACAAGCAAAAACTCAATCACGGTAACCGCCACCGGCGTCCTTATACTGCTTGGCTAACATTTGAGCCTTTCGGGCGCTCCACTGACCGGGCTTTCCGCCCTTTCCGCCAGCTTTGATCTTGTTAAATAAATTTTTTCTCATAGATGGCTTGGTGTAATTTCCGGCCTCATTTACCTTTGATTTTGTTTGACCCCCAGAAGAGTAAGAAAGGGCTTTGCCCTTCCTTGTGTACGCACCCTTGCCCTTCTTTGGCTTGACAACCTTTGGCTTCAGCGCTGGGCTTGATAATGTTTTGGCCACAGGATTCCCACCGCCCTTGAGGGCTATGGGCTTTTTGCGTCCGCCGCACATCATTTTTGCTGCTCGCATGACACCTCTCCTTGACAGCAGTCATAAATAACTTGTCCACAAGACACGCATTGTTCGTGACCGTGGACAAATACAGTGTTTAGTTTTTCTCCGCACCGCTCACAGCGTTTACAATGCACCCTAACCGAAGAAGTCTTTTTGTTTGTTTCGCTTATTGACATTTTTCTTGTGCTGACCGGGACGGCGAATCCGTTTTCGCTTGATACGAACATTCTCCACCTTCTTTGCCATTACGCTCTCTTGTTAACCTTTTTAGCAGTGCTTGTGCGCCTGTATGACCTGTTCTTAGCGGCTAAAACCACTTTTAAGTTGGATGCTCTGTTGTCACGCGGATTTCCATTTTTATGAGCCACGTCTTTGCCATCACCCTTCTTGACCTTACCGGCGGCAAGCATTCTATTTCTTGCCGTGTTTCGACTAGCGCGGCGCTTCTTCTGCTCAGTCGTTGACTGATAGTTTTTATATTCGCCTTTGTAGTTTCTTTTAGCAGTATTTGCCACGGGTCTTACCACGCTGTGCAATGCCGTCACGGCTCTTCTTAACGGCCCCACCTTTGTACATTGGGGTCATGCCCTGCATTTGATTAGCCGCCATTCCAGCGCCAGCTTGTGGCTGTGCAGAAGCTGGATCAGCAGAACCCGATTTCTTTTTATCCATGGCCTTTGAAAGGGCGCCCAGAACCCCTCCGCCAGTGATAAGATCATGTGGCAGGCCCTTACCCTTCATCAAGCTGTAAGCTGGAGAAAGGTTCTCAAGCATATTGCCGCCCCCCTTCATTTTCTTGACCTTTTTCATTCTATTTCCTTTCATTTGGCTCCCCATGGAAGCTCTTGATATTGTCATTTTATCCAACCAATAAATAAATGAGACACTGTACCTACGATACCGCCAACAGCAACCACTACCCAGAACGCGCCCTTCCATCTATTGGCCTGAGCTTTAAGCTCAGAAACCTCTTTATGGACATGGCGAACCTCATCCTGAACCTGAGTAAGTCTTTCCTCAAGCCTTGCTAGGGTTACTTCAACCTTCTCAGCCATCAGCACTTCCACCTTTTTCTTGCTTGGCGCAAGCGGCTGTTCGGGTTTCTTGCTGCTTTTGGGAACTGTTTCATTTGTCCAGCTGATCTGGCGCAGAAAGACTTGCGGCGCTTAGCAGCGGTGCTACCGGGCTTTACCTTGCCTGTGACAGCTGTTTTAAGTTTACTTCCCGGATTAGCCTTGCGGTAAGCTGCTACGCCCTTTTGGGTCATGCCAGCGCCCTTTTTGGTGGGCCTAAAATTACCCGACTTCACTGAAGTCTTTATCGGGGTTTCTTTTTTCCTAGGCATGATTTCTCTCAACCATTTTGAATGTAAACAAACTCCATTGAGGCGGACACATTAAAGTCAACCGACCCTGAAGAAGAAAACGCTCTCATCTCCAAGTCTGTTTTTTCTGTGAACCTTAATGGAAAAGTATAAAACTGTTCGTGCGCGCCATCTGTCAGGGTAAACCTTTCTTTTATTTGAAACACTTCCCCGTATGGCCTAGCAACAAGACTAGCATTCAAAACGGCTTTGGTGTTGGTAGAGGTTCCTGTGGACAAAGCCATTTTTGTAAGAAATGCTGTATATCCTGCGGGAACCGTCCAAAGGCTCATCAGTGTTTGGTTGTCGCCATCCCCATTTATGGTCAGGTAAATATTAGCTGGAACCCCAGATGTAACCGTACCTGTTCCTGCGTAAATT